AATATCCGTTAGGGTATTTTTCAATTGACATAATTCTACCGTCATCATTAGGATCAAAATCTCCTTTTTCGTATGTTTTACCGCCTACTGTAAGCTTCTTTAATTTTTTAGCTTTGAAAGAAGGTTTAGTGTCTTTAGGTTTATTCTTATCGTAATCTGCAAATTGTCTATCTTGAACAGCTCTTACTTCAGCTGGAGTACCTAAACCAGGAGCTCCTATATCAACACTAACTATTCGATCTCCATCGTACTTAATTTTTGCATCTCTGCCTGCTTTTTTAGCTGCTGCTACTAGCTCTTCAGCATTTTTTTTCTCTTCCTCTGGAGTATGACCAACTACGGTTAAATCTTCATTTACACTTTTACCCATCGCTTTTTTGATGGCTTTATCTTTAGCATGCATATAATCATCTCCGTCTACATCTCCGTCTCCGTCATGATCTTTACCTTTCTTTTCATCCATAGGTCCTTCAATCCTATCTCCTTTACTGTAGACTAATTCTAGGCTGTCATGATACTTATCATCTACATCGTCTAGAGCAACTAGTCTACCGTGCTTATCAGAATAGTATAGATCTTCAGGGGCAATAGTGCCAGGTTCATAGTCTGAGTATTCGTTTACTTTCTTTTCAGATACTCCAGATTTTTCTTGTGTTATAGCAAAGTCAGCATCCCCAGTTTGGAAGTATGCTAATTTATACTCATGTCCTTCAGGCATATCTTCTTCTAATACTGAATAATTTTCAAATTCATAGCCATGATGATCTTCAGGAACTTCTTCACCGTCGTCAGTGTATTGTTTACTTCTGTCTTGTCTTTCAGCTTCTAACATTTTGATTGCAGCTTCAGCACTCATTTCATCTTTATCACTTCCTCCAAAAGCTGCTGAACCATATGTATGTAAAACCATAACAGGTTTACTCATATCTACTCCTGCTTTCTTAAATGCTGTAGCAACATCATATTCTTCAGCATTAGCATCAAGTACATTAGAGTTAGGAGATGGTGCAAAATCTTCTTTTATTTTCTTTTCGTCTACAAAGTCATCTGAATCTTTACCATCTTTTCTCATCTTATCGATCATGTCTTGAGTTTCCTCATCATTGTCGTAAGCTGCAGTAGTATCTAATGGTTCTGCTTCATCTACATAATCCGTATTAACTGATAGAAATTCTTGAAACTCATCTAGAATAGCTTGATCGTCACCTAGGTTAATAATATCATCGTAATGAGTTCTGATAAAAGACTTAATAGTTTCGTTATCAGCTGGCATTGAACTTTTAATCAATTCAATTACTTGACGAATAATTTCTTTTTTATCTTCGTATGGGTCTAGAGATGAATCTACTTCTTCAATACCAGAATTCATTTTTTCACCTGAGTGAATATTAACCATATCTAGTTTATCTATGATTTGATCTATCATAGAGCGTATACCTGTGTTTTTGATAGTAATCCACTTATTAGTATTATCGTCCCAAACATATCCAAAGTCAGCTCCAAATTTATCTATTTCTTCGGCTATTTCTCTTGCTCTTTGTTCTGGGTCATCTGGTAGTACTAACTTACCTGGTGCTTCTTTATGAGTAGATTCAATTTCTCCTGTTTCTGGGTTAAGGTAAGTAATGTAGCCTTTCATAGCTATATCTTTGGCTTTGTCATCATCATTGTAATGAGCTTCTAATCCTTTACCTAAATTAGAAGGATATCCATCATAGTGGTTATAAGTAGTAGTTAATCTATCTCCACTTAAGTACCCTACTAATGCTCTAGTTCCTTCTGTCATCAGTTTAGCTTCTTTCAACGTTGCTTTTTTCATATCGTTAAAAGTATCTTTTTCTAAAGCTCCTCTTTTTACTTCTACTTCTTTATCATGTTTATTTACTTTAGAAGAGTCACCAGAGATTAAATGATAGTAGTGCAGAGGGTCTTTTTTAAGATTAGCTACAGCTTTCTTTTTAGCTTTAACTTGATCATCCATAGAAATAGATTCCTGAGACATTAACCCCATAGCTTCTAATTCTATATCCAAAGCTCTTCTTAAAGAATCATCAGAGTATTTAAATGTATCGTCTACTTCTTGCTCTTTTGCTTCGAAGAGCATGTTTTTATTTTTAAGAATCTGTACCGTAGATTCGTAAGTGCCTACAGGACTAACGTACATAGGGTAAGCTTGTCTCATTTGCCTAACGAACTCTGTCTTAGACATTCTACCTTCGTTTACGGCTTTGTATTTTTCAGTTACTGTTATTGTTCTCATTCTGTAAATAATCTACTAGTTTAGTATTTGAAGGCCTTTTTGGTCTTTCTATTTTTTTATATCCTATTCTTTTTAATGCTTTAGTAGCTTTTTTATCTTTACCAAATGCATAAGGAGTTGTAAATCCTTGAACGTTACTTGAAACATTTGCTTCATCTAATTCCTTTAAAACTTCTTTAACTAAAGAAATTAAATCCGATTTTTTCATTAAAGAGTTTTTAATTCATTAACTAAATCGTAATACATCATAAGGTTGATAAGATGATTGTCAGAAACTTTATCTTTATTAGTTAATGTCTTAATGTTTTTAGAAACTTCAACTAATTTTATCTTGACTACATCATCTTTAACCTTTCCAGTTAAATTCTTTACTAAGTCTTTTATCTTAAGTAATTCTTCGTTAACTAAACTGCGAAGTTTTTGACTAGAGTTAACAGATGTAATAAACTGCCTTAACACGCTTTTTTGTTCTGGAAGAAGATCTTTATATTTGTTATTAAAGTTTTCTAGTAAAAATTTAAAAGTAAGTAGTTTTAAGTCTTTATCGTATTTAGAATACTCTTCTATTAAGGAATCTTTTACATTTTCAGGATCCTGTTTGTTAGTAGTTAAATGCTCTAAAATAGTTGACTTAAAATTGACTAATAATTCTGGGTCTACTATAGAATCGCTATTTTGAGCTTCTAGTAAACAATATAGAGAAGCAATAGCTTTATAATTAGAAACCTGTATGCTAAAAAATTCACCTATATCATAACTTTCTTTTATATCAGAGATAAGGTTGTATTTAGCTTTTTTCAAAGACTTTCTATCTATTTTTCTAGATACTTCAGTTATAGTAGATATAATAATTTCAGCTTTGTGCTGCTTTACATTAGAATTTCTAATTATATAATCGTACAGTTTAAATTCTCTTACTAGAGATGAATTACCTGAGAAGTATTTTTTAAGTATGTTTACTGCAGGTGATGAGTCTTTTGATAATGTATCAGAAGCTATCTGCTTAACTAACAATTCGTATATTAGTCCAGTATTTCTATATTTTGAATGTTTTATTTTCATTTAGATATATTACTATAATAAATATGGGTTAATTACCTAAATCTTTAATGTTATCCTCATTAAGTAGTTCGGTAGTATCTTTCTCTTGAGTATTAAATACTATATGCTTTAAAGATTCTTTATTTTTATGGTATACCGCTTGGGTGGTTAAGTTTTCCATTACGTTTTCATTGTCGGAAGGAAAACCTCCATGCATACCGTCTATACCTAAGGGATCACGTCCTCCCATTGGATCATCATTAGTACCGTAAACAGATGCTTTTTCTTTAGGTCTACCTCCTTCAGGTCCAGGTTCTCCATATCCTTTGGGAACATTACTATTAGCTTTCTCAGTTGCTGTAGCTCTTCTACCGTACATTGAAGCTAGGTCATGAGGTGTACCGTAAGATCTACCTGATTTAGCAGGATCATTACCTTCTGCTTCTACTTGAGCGATTCTAAATCCTCTCTTAGCATCTTCTCTTACTAACTCTCTTTCGTCGTTATATTGATCTTCTGATAAACTAAATATATTTTCATAAATATAATCTGATGAGAATAGTTTAGTTTCTTTCATTTGAGCAGCTAAATCTATCTTTTCTTTTAATAAAGCTACTTTCTCTTGTTCATATATAACAGAGGGTGTTGTTAATTTAACTTCAAAATTAGTTAAACTTTCACCTTGAAATCCTTGTGTATATAAATGAACTAAAGCTATCTTAGTTAATTCTGATTCTAGAATTTTTTGTATTCTTTCTACTGTTCTTGCAAATCGTATATCTTCTGCTGCTAATGTTGCTTTACCAGATAGATCTCCTTCGTATCCAAAGTAAGCTTTTGGTATCTTTAAAGCAGCGAATAATTTATCTCTTAAGTATTCGATATCGTTGGTACCGTCATACTCTAAACCTTTAGTTGTTTCAATTCTTGTAGTAGCGTCACCCCCTCTTACAGGAAGATAGAAATCCTCCATCATATTCTGCATGTTGAACTTCAAATTATATTGACCTGTTTGAGGATCAACATAAGGAGTCTTTTTCATGGTGTTAATAGTCTTCTGCATAAACTGCTCTACCTCATTAGGAGGAATACTACCAACATTTACAAAAAATGTTCTTTTTTCTGGGGCTCTCATAATACGGTGAATTAACATCGCATCTTCCATTAAGTTTAACTGTTTGTACACTTTTCTACCAGGTTCTAAGTAAGACCTACCGTACGGTAAGTAATTAGTATCTGATATTAATCTAAAATGTGCTACTTCATAGTTATCTAATGTAATTACATTTTGATTTTGTCTGCCAGGAATTCTGTTAGGGTCTTGATGAGAGGCTAATCCATCTGGGTCTATTATAAATTCAACTTTAGCAGGATTTTCTGGGTCATGCCCTTCATGTCTTGATACATTATAAACTGTGTAAGGTAGAACATTGTATACGCCGAACTTCTCTGCTATCTCTAGCTTTAGGAAAAAGTCTCCATACTTACACATGTTCCTAGTCCATGACCATAAATTAAATTCTATATTTAATACGTCGTAAAATAAATTATGTAGAACTCTTTGAATATTTTCATCTGATGATTTTATTGTAAGTACATCTCCTTGATCATTTTTAACAGTAGCCTCATCAGATAAAATATCTAATGCTGATGCTAGTATAGAATCAGAGTCCATAGCTTCGTAATCACTATAGAGTTGAAGACGTAAAGTCTGGTAATTTAATGTAGGGTTATATTGGTTGCGTGAATTAGGAACGTATAGTCTTGTAAATCTATCGACCAGGGAATTAGTCTCGTACTGGCCAGTTGTTTGAATTTTATTAACATCTGCGATTTTAAGCTCGTCTCCGCCTATATTACGTATTATTACGTCATTTGAAAAAAGTCTTCTTAAACGTCCAAATAAGGAAGTATCTGCCATCAGTTTGGTTTTTATTATAAATAGTATTATTTAAGTAACCAGCTAATATCTTCTTGGCCACCTGGTGTATCTAAAAGATACGGATTTTCTTGCATTTTACCAACTGAGCTTATAATTGCTTGATTACGTTTATTTAAGTTGCTAAATGAAGAGAGTTGCGCTCTAGCAAGGTCTATTCCTTGTTGTCTCAATTTTAAAGCTGTATCTCTTACATACAGAGCAGTAGCACATGACATAATTAAATCATCATTATACCTATCTTGAGCTTGTGCTTTACCGTTTTTCCAAACAAAAACTCTCATTTCATGCATTAATCTCTTTGATTGGAGTGTAACTGAATGTTCTCGAATGTATTCAATCATTTTAGCTATAACAAGTGGGCGTGTTCTCATAGACATTGTAAAGCCTGGTACGAGTTTTTCTCTTTCGTATTTATGCATATATGATTCTACTGTTTCTGTATTCTTAGTAGAACTGTAATAAAGATTACGGTACTCTCTTTCCATAACCTGCTCTATTGTTGCCCATCCTATATTTGCATTTTCTACGACCAGCAATGCTTCATTATATTCGGATGCTAAACCTGTCAAGAAATTACCGAAATCTTTAGGTGATAGTTTACCTTTGTATTCAGCTACTTGTGTACAGGTCTCTATATCGAAAACATGTGCAGCAGAATAGTCAGTAGAGTCTCCTCTAGCTACATCAGCTACTACCATATACGTTTTCATATAGTCTACTCCTTCCCATATCCACAAATTTCCATCTACTCCTCTTCTCTCTAAAGGTTCCTTTTCATAAGTCTGTTCATAAAACAACATATCTTCTGGTTCAAAAACAGTATCTCCAGAAGCTAAGAAATCACAATCACATTCCTGACCAGCCATTTTTGGACCTAAGTCGGCGTCTTGTTGATCTCTCCATACTTGATTTCTTTCAGGGTGTACTGTCCAGGGTAGCCTGACAGGTAAGAAGGAGTTTTCTCCGCTTTCTGCTTTTTCCCATGTTTGATGAAACCAGTTACCTATACCGTTAGGAGTAGATAGTGCCATACACTGACCACCCGTCGCTAAGGTTTGTTGTGCAGCTGTAAAGGTTTCATCTACATTATCTATAAAGGCAGCCTCATCCATTAATAGTAACGATACTGCTTCAGATCTTGCAGCATCTGGTGATGATGATTTAGCTTGTACTTTAGATCCGTTTTTTAATCGAAGAGATAATTTGTTCTTTTCTACTGATGGTAGTCTTAACCACTTTGGTAACTCATCGTACATAAAGATTACTTTAGTAACAAGGTTACGAGCTGTAGCCTGAGTTGTGGCTAAAGCTAATACGTTTTTATCTTTATGAAATAACATCAACCATAAACTATAAGCAGCAGCAAGTGTAGATATACCAAGCTGTCTAGACTTTAAAGTAATAAGGTATTGATTATCTCTAAATAAATGAAGTACTTTTTCTTGAAAAGGATAAAGATTAAATAAGATCCTACCACGTGTTGGGTGTTGGATGTGACAGTACTTCTTCATGAAGTAGGCCGGATCTTTAGCACACTTGATATACTCCTGTGCAATTATTTTTTTTATGTCTTGTGCCATAACTATTTAGCTTTTGATACAGCTAATCCTAATTTATCCGAATCATGCCCTGCACTATTTTTTGTATGATGCTTAACATTAAATTCTCCTGCAACGATTTCACTGTATACTCCTTTTAGAGATTTAGGGTCTAATTTATACTTTATATACTTTACCTGTACGTAATTATTAAACAATTCATTAAAATTTAATTCAGGATTAGCATTTAAATCTTTTACAAATGCTTTTTCAATACTAATCCTATCTGCATGGGATTGTCTACCTTCTGGTCCTCTACTTAACTTAGGATATTCAGGGTATTTTTGCTTATAATTTTCTACTGCGTTTTTTAACTCTGTACTTCCTAACTCTTCTATAGCTGCAAAAGCTCCTCTTACAACTGAATTACTATTAATAATGTCATTAAATCTTCTTAGTTTTTGAGGTACTTCTCCATCTGCTAGATCTGCTAATCTGATAACGTCTTTATATTTTACAGTGTTGCCCATTCCTTTAGCAGTTTTAGCACTAACTTGAGTTCTCTCCTCCCCTTTATATAGTATGTAGTCAATTAATGGGTAATTTCCTGCTTCTGGGAATTCCACTGAATCATATCCATTCTCTGTTCCGTACATTAACGCTCCGTGAGGTTCGCCAAAGTTCTTATTAACTTCATTATAAAAACCATTGGGTAGTTCCTCTCTATCTTTATCTGAGATAGCTCCTATATCAGTTAAGGTGTATATGAGTACATTTTTTTGAGTATCTGATAGAATTTTATGATTTTTAATTCCTCTAACTAATTCATCTTTAAGCTGTGTTAAAGTAATCTTCTTATCTAAAGTCAACCCTAACTGTTGAGGTTTTAACTCAAAGTACTCTCCTGCTTTTTCACCGGTCGGCTTTAAAATTATAGTAATACCGTCTTTTTTCCAGTTACCGGTTCTAACTTGAGTAGCTTTACCGAACTTATTAGAATCTTGTATTTTGTCAAATAAGGAATCCCTTTCAGGTGTATATATAACTATACCGGTTTTAGATTGAGGTATAATTTGTTCTTGTTTAATACCTAAAAGTTGAATGAGCTCTAATGCGATTTCTTTTGCTCTATCAGTTAATATATCGTACTCTAGTTTTTTCAACTCGGTTACTGTTGGATCAAAACCAAACATAGATTCAAACAAAGCCATATCCTCTTGACTGTTAATGTCAGGATATCCTTTAGTAGTCTTGTAAGACCACTCTAGTATTGCTTTGTCTATAATATTCACTTATTTAACTATTACTTTGAATAAGCCTGGAAATGCTTCTTCGAAATATTTAGCT